AGGTCAAATATCATTATCTTTTTCATGCTAGTATACTACACGAATAGGTCACAAATGTCAACAACTTTCTCACATAAAATGACAGAAAGAATCGTTTAATATCAAGGACTTACGTCGCCCCCGGGGGTTGGCTAACCCCTTGATTCCAAAACAGTTTTCAAGGGGTTGCCATGTTCTCTTGGTTCACCATAACAGAATTCAGACCAAGAGATGACACCGAATTTTTTTGTGCAATAGGTTTCTAACCAGTTCACAATCTTTTCAATGTCCCAGTTTAGGCTTTTACAAACCTGAACAGATTTTCCGAAATATCCTGTAAGCTGTTCTTGACTTACTTCAAAAATTTCTGTCCAACCGTCCCCATGTATTTCTCGGTTTCCAGCGTGTAAACCTTTCGACCCCATTAATACATGACTGATTTGTTCAACGGCTAAAGTTTCCTCATCTGCATTATCACTATCTTCTCTTGTATAGATACGCTCCAATACAGCATCAGGAAAACCTTTTTCCGCATATTGCTTTTTTAGCCCATTAATTCTACGCCAATCACCGTTGGTGTTTCTTTGTTTGTTGCTAGTATACCCTGATTTTCTCAGGGTATCCGTTATTGCGATATGATAATTCGCCATTAAAGCACCTTTGCCAAAATTACAACCTGCAACCCTAGTACCACAATCGGCACTATGGTTCTAATTAGCTCCATAGTGTGACTACAGTTATCTAGCGCCACCTCAAGCTTGGACTTCTGATTCAACATGATCGAACCTCTCTGCTAAATTTTCCGCATATGTATGAAGTGATAAAGCCTTTTCCGCTACAATGTTCATTTCACATTCGCGAAAAGCGGTCATCGCCATCATATACCCCTTTTTCCAATCGCTTGTTGGCAATCGCATAAACAAAGGATGATTGGCATACGCCGCATCGCTATGACTCACAGGACGGAAACTCTCACAGTTACCAATCAAGTAGACGGGAGTACCTGCTGAAAGAGCGCCACCAATTTCGACAAGCACACCTCGTTGCACATCGCCTTCTTCTGCATAGACAATAACCATATCTGCCTCTACAACTTCACGAGTGCAATCTAACCAAAGCTGTCGTTTTTCTTCGGGAGTCAGTAGTTTGGCACCAGTAGGGTCTTCTGGTGTACCGCATGGAATGTCAATCCAGCCGCTGATAATGTTATACCCCATAACATCGCGGGCATGAACCCACTTTTCAGCGTGCCAAATTTTGCTTGCAGAATAAATCTTAGGCGAACTTGATAACATTATAAACATCTCCGTTTTGGTCAATCTTCTCATCTTCATAGGGAGCTGCAACTCGACGATACAACTCTAACTTGCAACACTCAAGTGCCCCTATCGCCTCATTGATTGACGTATAACTTTTGCCCTTGTCGAGCAAGAAATCGTCAACTAATGTGGTGATGAGATAATTCAACTCACCCGCTGTTTCTGGTGAGGCACCGTCATCAATGTCGCTTCGATCCATCTTCGTAATGTAGGGCATATCAGTTCCTTCTGTTTGCCGTTTCAGTGTTTGTATAATAGGCTAAAACGTCGGAAATGTCAACAACTTTCTGCATAAAAAAACCCATTGAAATCAATGGGTTACGTCGCCCCCGGGGCGCCACTAAGTATCTGATTTTATTGGGATTTGGCAGGGGACCGAGGAATTGAACCCCGTCCAACGGGTTTGGAATCTGTTGTGCTACCGTAACACTTGTCCCCTATTTTTCCTGCGGTCGGCCCCTCATCCTACGCCTGTCCGCTGGCGACCCTTTTCCGCCGCCTTACCGTTTGGTGGCTACTTAGCCTTCGCCACCATAATCAAACCAGTCTTCCCAAGGGTCGTTAGGCATCTAAAACCCCCTCATTGAAATGATTGAGAAGAATGGAAATTGCTTCCTTCGTTGCGCCTGTAAAGCCGTCAACTTCAAACGGAGCAACCTGCTCAAGTTCGATTAGCAACTCTTTCTTAGACGGACCAAGCGTCTTTTTAGCTGCTGCCTTTGGCGAGGCGACATAGACACCTTCGCGGACCAGCTTAGAACGAACGCTGCGAACGCTCTTGTCAATCGACGAGGCAATATCCTCAACTGAAGTGCCGCTCTGGTATTGCTCAATCAGGGAAGCGGTCAGTTCTGGGGTGTAGTTTACTTCGGCCATTGTGTATCCTTTTCTTAGCCATTGGGTTACAAATTTAAGTTTATCATGCCACCTTGCACGACGAACCATTCCACCTTCATACACTAGGGTTGGGAATACTGCCATTTGGCTTTCCCTTTCCTCTTGTACGCTTTTTTGTTGGGGATTTTATGTGTCCCCAACTTCCAGCACTCTTGCTGGAGGGTGTTGCGTGGTTTGTTTTGTTTTCTCTGTTTCATGATGTACGCATTATATGTGATAAATCGGGAAAAGTCAACTAAAAAGTGGATCTAAAAGGTCAACAATATCAAAGACTTACCTGGCCCCCGGGGCCTCGCTAACCTGTTGAAACTAAAACCTTTTTGGAATTCCTCTTAGTACCAGCTTCAAGGTGCGCAGCACTTCATCAAAACTTGGGTGATTTTGATTTTTTACCGCTAGATTTCTAACTAGCCACTGCACATTTCCTACTTCATTCGTATTTCTACGAAATAAAGGCACTTCCATATCTTCGGGGATCATCATTCCTTCATCTCCTCTATCTCTTCAAACATTTCCTTGGCATCTGCCTCAATCTCATCAGGTCAGTTAATAAACGTCCAGCGTCTTAACGTACCAACTGCGATCTTCTCCCCATAAACCCTTATAGTTCTTGGGACGAGGCGGAATGGTCGCATCAAACGCATCTTGTAGTTCGAGAGCGTGATACTCTGCTTCGTCTTTGTCTGCAAAAGCCTTTACAGTAGTCTCCCAGACATTACAGCCGTCGTAATAGAAATGTATTACGACGAATACTTGATTCTTAATCTTCATCCTCATACTCTGCATCATACCATTCATCAAACCATTCTTCGGCATGACATCGGGCATCGAACCCAGAGTTGATACCGCCTCCGATGGTTTTAACTTCCAGCTCATTTAGTTCGGAATCGAACAAGTGGAGCTGGCTTGAACCAAACCAGCAAATCACATATTCGCTTTCCCTAGGGTCAACCATCACCATCTGTGCGCCGTCGATATTGTCAAGCATCCTTCTACTCCTCTACGTCTCCGAAATACCCATAATCCTCGTCGGTTCCGAACCCTGCGGAAGCGAGAGCTTCTGCATCTGCACCGCTATCACCTATCGCTTCGTACTCACCCCACTCGACCTCATACACACGATCTTCGCAGGCTTCCAGAATAGCGGCTTCGCGCTCTGAATTGTGTTCAGTTTTCCACGCGAGTGTGGCGAGAACCTCGCGGCACTCGTCCAAGGTCAGAAACTGGACATTTTCAGCGGTGATTTGAGTGATGATGTTTTCGATCTTGTTCATGTGATGATATTCCTTTGAGTTGTGAGACATTCAGTACCTTTTAGCCTAGTCGTTTAACGACGCCAGTCGTCTCTGTTCATACCTATAATATAAGGCTTTCCACCCTAAAAGTCAAGAACTAATTCATCCACAGGCGCATTTTTTTGTATGGTGTGACATACTTGCAACACGTCTTGGGATGTCTTTTGCTCTTTCATCTTGGACACATAATACCCCAAACCGTCACCAATGTCAACAACTATCTCAGGAAAAAATCCTTTAAAATCAAGGACTTGCCTGGCCCCCGGGCGCGACTTAAATCTTTGATTTCCCACGATATTTTTACACTGCTTTCGCACTGGCGCCCGCCGCGAGGCGTCACTTTCTTTACATTCATCATACAGCTACTTTCTTAACTCGTTCTTTTGCGTCTGGACCATCTGGATGACGTGGATTGATGCTTACTACCTCGCCATTCATAAGTTCACTGATATTTGCTGCTTTACCAATTTTATCTAGTAACTGATGTAGTTTATCATCACTATCATAACCATCACCTTCGTAGTTGGGCTTGCCTCTTACTTCAGTGCGGTGCTTTGTTTCTGTATTAAGTATGTGAAGAACTAAGAGATCATCGTCACGCTCTAACTGTAGTTTATAGCTTTCATTCATCATGCAGCTAACTTTCTGTTTATTGTTACACTATTAAGGGCAACTATTCCTTTTTCTCTCATTCGATTAAGAACCGAACCATTATCATCAAACATGATCTTGGGTTTGTTTTGGAACTGCTTAAGATTAAACAACCTGTTTAGTTTGTTCCACTTCAGATCAGCGTCTGGTTTCTTCATCTCATTAGAACTGCGACTAATAATGATGTTCGGATTGATACCATTATCGATTAGGAACTGCTTATCTGCTGCAGTCATAATCCTAGCAGTTGCCACTATCACAAAGTCACCTTCTGCGATAACCTTTTGCATGAAGCGAGCTAAGGGAAGCAAACCATCCTTTGCGATATTGTCAGCGGTTGCAAGGTCTAACCATTTGCTAATATCGACTGAGCCATTGCCCTTGCGGGGTGTGCGCCAATCGCTATCAACTACGGTTCCATCAAGATCGAATATAAATATGTTTTTCATACTATATATATAAGCATTCCAAGGGCAAATGTCAAGGGGTCCGCGCAAAAAAATGTGGATAAAATGAAATAAAAAACCCTTTAAAATCAAGGACTTAGCGGGCTCCGGCCGCCGCCTAAGCCGTTGAATTGGTTGAGTTTTTTACTCCCAATTCATAGCGGCAAGGATGAACTTATCTCTATCGAAGCGAGGATTGATTTCCTTTAGCTTCTCCGCTATAATGCGAACTTGGATAATGTTTGCTTCTGCTTCAACTAGAGCATCAGCGATAAGTTGGAAATGATTGCGAGTCATTACTTAGCCTCCAAATGCTACTAAGAAAAAATACCCTAGGGCGAAAATTGAAAACATACATGCAAACTCGCCAAGGGTTCTGAACGGATGCGACGCCATGTCGCGGATTGTGTCTTTCATTTCTGGACTCATTTATTTTCTCCTCTAAGGTGTTCTGCTAGTTCAAACCATGCGATAGCTTTTAGCATGAGGGCTTCGGACTTGTCCAGATTTATTTCGCTCTTGGACTGGACTCGGTACTTGATCGCCATATATTCGGCGGCGTCTGCTTTCTGGTTATGCATTGCCTTTTTCCTTTTCGATGATCGCTTCATACTGCTTGCGGAGTTTTTCGTTTTCCTCTTGGAACTTTTTGACTGCCTTGGCGTTCACCGTGAGATAGTCTTGAAGAAGTTTCTTTCCTGCGTTCATTGCGTCAACTCCGCTTTGATTTCGTCCGCCTTCGCATACCAGAACGCGGCCTGATCTTTTTTGTTGGTGGTCCAGAACTTGCGGGCCTTCTGGTCCGCCTCTTTCCATTTGATTTGAAGCCATTCGCGTTTTTTGTTTGTCATGTTTCTTTCTCCTGATTACCCTTGCAGTATACGACACCTAGCCGACAATGTAAACAGTTAATATGCCCCCAAGGTCATTTTGTTGGGGAGTGTGACATTTCTGCCACACGCCCTAATGGGAATAGTTCGTAGGGTTGTCCCAGTCTTCGCCTTCCCAATTTTCAAAAAACCAAGAGTTGATTTGATCGATGGACACTTGCTCGACGCGCTCGACATCCGCGTGTGTGACGATGTATTGCGCGACGTGCGCAGGGATCGAAGAATAGCGGGAATAACTGCGACGTCCGTTTGAGCTGCGAATTTTAATTTTCATGTTCCAATCTCCTTAGAGGGCGATTCAGTTAAATCTAGGACCGTTTTGGTCCGCCAGTTTGCCTTCTCTTATATTATATATATAAGCATTCCAACCCCTATTTTCAAGGGGTAGAGTGAAAAAAAGTGTATTATATTGTTGTTATGTTTAGCCGATTTGCGCAACAATGTTTCGCCCCGGGGTGACTCATGTTCACGTTTTGTTCTCTTGCCAAGCGTGGTTGCGTTGCAATTAAGAATCATTCGCATCTAGCTGGCGCTAATAATATAAAAAACCTTTATATATCAATAGGTTAAGGGGCGCCCGGGCGCCGATTTTCCCTTTGTTTTCAAAGGGTTACCTTACTCCCAATTCATAGCGGCCAGAACGAAACGATCTTGATCGAAACGAGGGTTCCCGCTATCTTCCGCGAGAGCCTTAGCAACCGAGCGAGCTTGCTCAGCATCAACGGCGGCTTCCAGAAGGGCTTCCGCTACGATCTCAAAGTGTTTGCGTGTCATCATGATATCAGTTCCTTGTTGCTGTTTCGATATATATAATATGGGGATTGTGGGACCGAATGTCAACCCCTTGAGCGAAAAAAATCATTTTTTTTTTAAGTAAAAAACCTTTATATATCAATAGGTTACGGGCGGCCCGGAGGCAAACTAACCCTTTGATTTATAAGGATAAAATAATTAAAAAAAAGTGAAAAAAAGGGTTGCAATCCATCGCGATAATCCTTATATTTAGATCATCAAACAAGGGAACAAACCAATGATTAACAGCTTCCAAGACCTCACCGCCCGCTTCGCCCAAGTCGCCAGCCAGTCCCACGCTGTCACCCGTAAGAGTGCTGGAGCCGTGGGCGAATTGTTTGAACAACTCATGGTCGGCGGCATTGTCGGCAATGATCGCGGTGCTGACTTCGCCGCCATCAACACGGAAGCCAAGGTGCATCACGGTAAAGGGGTGCTGACGGTTTTCACCTTCGCGCCGACCGTAGGTATGAGCGCCTCCGAGTTCAAAGCCGCGCACGGTTCCACGGTTGTTCGTCTCGGTGTTGCTAATGGCAAGGGTCATAGCGTGACCATTGTTCATCATATCAAGGGGCCGTCGGTTGCGGTCACCGTTGATGGCAAGCCTACCGCAGGTTGGACGATTGACGAATTGAAAAAGCGCATTGAAGAAAAAATGCCGAACCTTGCAATGGTTGCCGCCACCAAAAAAGGCAACGCCGTAACCTTCGACCGCTTGGCAGTTTGCCGCAAGGTAATTGCTTCCCGCTTCCTTGATAGCATCGCCCGCGGTGATGTCGTCATTGAGATGCGCGGCAATCGTGGTGTGACATTTCGCGCCATGCCTTCGGTCATTGAAACATGGTTCGAGACGGTGCATTAAAAAAACCTTGACAAGGGGGCGGTTATTAGGACTTGATCCTGACCGCGCCCGAGGTGTACCCCCGCACGGCCCCGAGACAGGATTTTTTGAAAATCCTCAAGAGAAATCTTGACAGGGTTACCCTGGCATGATACCATTCTAAAATGATTTTGGAAACAGAACAATATAAACTTCTAGGAATTACAAAAGTATCCAATATGTTTGAGGATCTGGTTTTGTTTTATGAAATAGTTTTATATATAAAAGACTTAGGCCGTACAATTTGTATAGAAGTTGACCCTTATTTTTATGAAATGAATAGTTTAAATAATTTTAGAACTACAGTTAAAATTACCACAGATGCCGAGTCTAAAATTTTTAAAATTAATGATGCTGAGTCTCATCTAGAATTTATTAACTATATAAGAAGCCATAAAACATATACATATGATAGAATTTCAGATGATATACAAGATAAATGTGAGATGAATAGCAAAGAACACTATCTCAGATTAGCAAACAAGCTTTATGAAAAATATCATAGGATTCAAATAAGAGAAGTTATAGCGGGGGGAAACTATGGAACAACCATCCACAAAGTTTAAGTGGGGTCCTTTACTTTATATTACAGATATTTTTAGTGATAATAATGTAGGTAACTATTACCATCCAGGACTACCTCCTGTTTCTTATAGCGCTAATGGGGTTCCTGTAGATGAAAATGGTATAGAATGCTTAGATTTGTCTTGTCCTTTGCACCCTGATTGGGCACCAAATAAATTTCAAGTTGAGTATAATGACTATTTACAAGTTTCAGCCCCTAAATGGGAAGTATATTCTGAATGGCTTAATAATAAATTAATTGTATGTACAGAGAGCCAAGCAAAAAAATGGATGATCTGGTGGACGCTTATTCCTACTCCTTATTCTTATAGAAGACTTTTTAGGCAAACAATAGTAAATAAGATGATGTTAAATAATTTAACTCCTAAAGAGTTATTAAAGGAAATGTATAATGAGTCGTAGAACACAAATAATTGACTTTTTAGTAACTGAATTAAAAAGAATAAATGGACAACAGGATGCTAGAACAGTTCCTGTTCGTAGTGGATATACTTATAAGTCAAATGTATTTAACAACGTATTTCGTAGTATGAAATATTTAAATGAAGTTAATGATTTTCCTACTTTATGTGTAACGTCTGGGGCTGAAGATAGAATTGAAATTGGCGGGGGAGTTCGTTTTGGAACTTTTTCTTTTGAAATTAGAGCTTATGTTAGAGATGAGGCAACTATTGATGCTGAAGAAGATCTAGCGGATGATATTGAATTTGTTATTGAAGCTTTGAATACTGTGTCCTCTGCTGCGTCATTTGAGGTTATAGATGCTCGTATTACTTCAACAGAAACAGATGAGGGACTAATGACTCCTTTTGGCGTTGTTATTATAAATGGACTTATTAGATATCAGCAGGATGCTGCAGTTTAAAAAGAATATTGGACAAATTTTGTCAAAGTAACTATTATAGATAAATGGAGGTATTAAAAATGAAGAAGATTATTTTAATTTCAACGGCACTTGGAGCAAGTGTACTCGCGCTGGGCACCTTCGGTGCCATTGCTAACACTGCACCTTGTAATTATAATGAAAAAGGTCAGTGGGTTTCAAACGGACAAGTACACGCTTGGGGACCAATGGAAGGGGCTCGTGCATGTGCCGAAAAAGGATTACTTCCACAAGTAGTACTAAATCGTTTGGGTGTTTGGGGAGATGCTGTCACTCGTGCCGAAGCACAGGCCATTAAAGATCTAGATGCACGTATAAAGGCTGAGAAGAAAGCAGCAGCTGAAGCAGCCAAAGCTAAAGAGGAGCAAAAGTAATGTGTAAAGATTGTAAGCATCCATGCCATTGTGATGTGATTGTTTGCGACAATTTTGAAGAAGATGAGGCTTGTGCCTGCGGCACATGTCGTTGTGAAGATACCAAACGCTGGCCAGATTGGGGGTAATGATGCCAAAAAAATCTAAAAGCAAGGTAAATGCTGCGGGCAATTACACCAAGCCTGCACTTCGTAAACAACTTTTTTATAGAATAAAAGCTGGTTCAAAAGGTGGTGCGCCTGGTCAATGGTCGGCCCGAAAAGCTCAGATGTTGGCGTCAGCCTATAAACGCGCCGGAGGCGGCTATCGTGGCTAAACGCAAGCCTAAAATTAATTATGCTAAACTACTTCGCAACTATCGTGCGGGTAAGGCTATCGGTTCTACGAACCGAGCGCGTCTTGTAGCGCGAGGTTTAATTGCTCGAAAGTCTGGACCCTACAAAGGTAAGAAAAAGGACTTGGGAAATCGTGGAAAAAGCTAAAGCAAAGGAGAAAAAAATGACAATTGAATATACTTGGAACCTCGGACCTATAGAAGTGTCCCTGGAACTACAAGATGAAGATACTAATGACATTGAGGGGGTAATTCGCGTCGTTCATTGGCAATATATCGGTGAAGAAGATGGTAAGCAAGCCTGGGTACATGGTTCAACTGCTACAGGTATCTATGAGCCTGACACTTTTGTTCCTTTTGAAGACGTTACTCGTGAAATGGCTTTAAAGTGGATTACAAGTTCAGAAGGAATAACCGTTGAAGGTCTTCAAGAACAAATTACACAGCAACTTCATTGGAAACAGGGGAAAGAGACTGTTGATTGCCCTTGGGATGAGGCAGAGTAATGGGTTGGAATCCTTTTAAGAAATCAAGCTGGCAACAAGTTGGTGGCGCTATTTCAGATACAGCAACAGACGTAGGTAATACAGTAGCAGATACAGCAACAGACGTAGGTAATACAGTAGCAGATACAGCAACAGACGTAGGTAATACAGTAGCCCAAGGTACAGTGGATGCTGCTAATACAGTAGCAGACGGAGTAACAGATGCTGCCAATGCAACTGCTAAAGAATGTACAGATGCTATCAATACAATTAACAGTCAAGTGCTACGTCCTGCCACACAAAGCACAGTAGATTCATGGAACAAAGCAGCACAAGGTGCTCAAATTGGCTGTGACGAATTTACAGCAGGTTGTGTAACAGCAGGTTTAGCTTTTGAAGCTGGTGCTGAAGCGGTAGGCAAAGATCTTGTAGCAATGGGCGAATATCTAGCAGAGAACATCTGCACTATTACTGTAAGCGCTGCCATCTCAGGAGCGTTTGCTGCCACACTAAACAACCCAGCAACAGAAGAAGAAACCACAGCAATGTTTGCACCTCTTTGCGCAGAAACAGCTGCTGCAGCTGCCGCTGATGCCGTTGATCAAGCTGTCATTGCTACAGAATGTAATGCTGTGTGTGCATATTTTGTTGAAATTCTTTGGGCGATTCCAGATGTTAGAGAAGGCGTAGGAGGCAATAAAGCCGCGCTAATTGGTGCTCTTGCTGCGCTACTCGCTATGGCGATTAGTGAGGCCCCCTGGGCCTATGTTTCGCCACAAACTGCTTCGCTAGTAGTAGCAGGATTAGTAGGATATGTTACAGCATCTCTGTGCTGTACAGGTAAATTACCCACATAATAAAGGAGAAGATTATGGTACATAAAAAAGCAAATCAAAAAAAGAAGACTATGAAAAAGAATGGCAACGGGAATGGTTTAACCGCTGCTCAAAAGAAGCTTCCACCCGCTCTTCAGAAAGCTATTTTGGCTAAAAAGAAGAAGTAAGATGGCGTTAAAAAAGTCACAGCAATCTTTAAAAGCTTGGACTCGTCAGAAGTGGGGCTATTCCTCTAAAGAGGAAGGTAAAAAACCTCGTTCTCAACGTGGACGATATCTCCCCGAAGCTGCATGGAAAGCTCTTTCTCCTGGTGAAAAGCGTGCAACGAACGCTGCTAAACGCAAAGGCACCAAAAAAGGGCGTCAATTTGTTAAGCAACCTCGTAAAATCGCGAAAAAAACGCGATCCTATAGAAAGTGAGTCGATGGTTAAGTCAATTAAACTTGATCGGTATCCACAACTCCCTTTTACTTTTATGCCGGAAACTGGTATAAAGAAAACTATACTGGTTTATGGTGATAGTTTTGCAGACGCTGCAAAGGCGTATACTCAAGGAGTAAATTCTGATGCTCCTGTTAATAACACTATAAATTCTTGGATGTGGTTTTTGGCTACGTTTTTACAAGCTAAAATTATCACTTATGGAGTAACCGGTGGATCAGAGCAATTTTGTTATGATCTTTTCAAGCGCACTCTAGATGAGCCTAGAGATGCTACAATTATTTATCACACTCGATTAGGCAGACCTGACAACTTTACTGGACAGCCTCGTTTACCCTACTCAGACTATGTAGAATGGGATAAGCTTACAAATGATTCTACCGTTCACTTATATTGGAATAGTGAAGAGTCTATTTATAAATTTAAACAGGGGAATAGTTTTCACACTAAATATCATTTGACTCATTGTTGTTGTCACGATAATAGAATATTAGAGGATAAAGATTTTCAATTTGATGAATTACTACAAAATACATGTGCTAATCATACTACGCAGCCAGGTAATTTACTATTAGCTATACGATTAGCACAGCACTTTAAAAATAAATTAAAATGGGAGACAATATTCTAATGGTATTAAATAAAAAAACAGCACCGGGACGGCCTATGAACGTACCCAGTGCTCGTCGTATAAGAAAGTTGGCCCTCCGTGGAAAGCTTTCAACTAAACGTTTGGAAAAATTTATTGAACAAACACGTAAATTGGGTTATCCTATAAAATATACAAAACCCATTGGATTTAAAAAGAGGCGGTAGTGCATTTTTACTTTAAATATGAATTACCTGCAATTGTAAATGAAAGTGGCGGCAAACGAATTTTAGTTTTTGGGGACTCTTTTGCTCAACTAACAAGACTGCCAAAACATGCTAGATCTGACTCTTGGATAAGTCACTTAGCCTTGCAATTAGATGCACAAATATCTTCTTATGGTATATCAGGGGCGGCAGAGTCAACTATTTTATATACTTATTTAAAAACGTATGGTGAAGAGCGTGATTTTACTATAATCTTTCATACTCATCCTATGAGATCAGATAATTATTTTGAGCAACAAGACTTAATTATTCCCGCCTATAAAAAATGGGACAAAGCTTTAGAAAAACATCCATGCTTGCATTTATATTGGTCAGAGACAAAACACTACAAATTTAAAAACGGACAAAAATTATCGTGTGATTATTGGACAAACTTGCATGGAGAATATAAAAATGGAGAAATGTCTATAGACAAGAATCAAGAAGCAGGTATTAGAAATCATATGACTCTAGAGGACAATAAGCGTTTTGCAACGGACGTATACAACAAAATTAAAGGAGAATTTTAATGGCAACAACTAAAGATGCTGAAAGAACAAAAGGCGGAGTGCGCTATCGTGGAGAAACTTTTCCTGGGTTTAATAAGCCTAAACGCGCACCTACCAATTCAAAGAAAAAAATGCGTGTGCTAGCCAAAAAAGGTGATCAAATTAAAGTCGTAGAATTTGGTCAAAAAGGTTATGGACACAACTACTCATCAAAAGCTCGTTCTTCTTACATGGCTCGGAGTGCCGGTATTCGTGGAAAAGGTGGTCAGCTAACTAAAGACGATAAATTTTCTGCAAACTACTGGGCTCGTAAAGTTCTTTGGTCAGGCAAAGGCGGTTCAAAAGCCAATCCAAAGCCAGGAGGTCCAAGGAAAAAGTAATGTCACAAGAAATTTTAGCCCCAAGACATGATGTAGATGCTCTTAATAAAAGCTTGGAAACTCCCAAGCTTGACCCTGTTTTATTATCTATTGCTAACGATTATTTAGACGGTCGTGATGTGTCGCAGATTGCAGAAGATTATGGAGTATCAGAAGATCGCGTTGCCGCAGTCTTGGATAAAGATGATGTAAAAAAATATGTTGATAACGTATATGTAACACAAGGATATTTAAATCGTATTCGTAGAATGAAGCTTGTTAACCAAGTTATTGAACAAAAAGTACAAGATGCTTTAGAGTCTGGAGTTTGGTCAAAGCGTGACCTACTAGACTGGATGAAGCACTTAAATGATTTAGAAGAGACTGCGAAACCTAAAAAGCAATCTCCACAAGTAGCTATTCAAGTTAACAACTATGACAAGCTAATGAAGGATTTATTTAATGGGGGCTAAACAACCTAGAGATGATGCAGGCTCTCCTATTCCTGTTTTAAGGTTTAGAGACGGTGCCGCTCAAGCAATAACTTCAATAAGTTCTTCAGCTGCTCAAAGAAGTAGTGCTTTTACTACTGGAACTCGTGTGATCACTGTGACAACGACACAACCTATGTATTTTCAAACAGGTGATTCTAGTGTAACTGCTACTTCTTCTTCTCATTATTTAGCTGCTTCAATTCCTTACGACCTAGCTTTAGGAACAGACATTTCTAGCACAACAGATTATCACACTCATGCAAGCTTTATTGCAGTGAGCACTTCAGGAAACGTATATATAAGTGAGAGAGAGTAATGTCTCTTTCTCTACGATTGGGCGTAACAAGCTTTATAGCAGCTCAAACTGTAGCGGAAGCTGTTGTAGATGCAGGAAATGAATTCGCTTTCATTACCCAAAACGGTGATTTTGTTACTACTCAGGACGCAGCTTTAATTATCTTTACGCGAGTACAAAGCATTTTACTTACCCAAGCAGGTGAGTTACTAGAGACACAAGACGGCAATAATTTGATTATTCAATAAGTGAGACTTTATTAAATGGCAAACGTTAAAATAACGCAATTAGACGCTATCGGCGGTTCAGGTCTTGCCGATGCAGATGTTTTTGTTCTAGTTGATTTAGACGCTGATACAACTAAAAAGATCGATAAAAGTGAATTAGTCATTGGGATTTCGGACGCCAATGACTTTGTTACGTATACGCTTCTAAATGCTAATGTTAACGTTGTATCTGATAACGTTACTGCAGCTGAAACACGTTTAAATGCTAATCTAGACGTAGTTCAGGACAATGTAGCTGCTTTACCTGATAGCGCTGCTAACGACTTTGTAACTTATACACGTTTAAACGCTAACATAAATGTAGTATCTGATAACGTTACTGCAGCTGAAACACGTTTAAACGCTAACATAAATGTAGTATCTGATAACGTTACTGCAGCTGAAACACGTTTAAACGCTAACATAAATGTAGTATCTGATAACGTTACTGCAGCTGAAACACGTTTAAATGCTAACATAAATGTAGTATCTGATAACGTTACTGCAGCTGAAACACGTTTAAATGCTAATCTAGACGTAGTTCAGGACAATGTAGCTGCTTTACCTGATAGCGCTGCTAACGACTTTGTAACTTATA